TGTGTTACGCCGAAAAATACAAGAGGCGGGCAATGAATTTGGTAAATTAACAGATGTAATTCGCGACTATAGGCATGAACAAGAAAAAGATTTAAAAATCAAACGAACCCTTGCGGCAGCTGAAGCGGCGGTCAACACAAACTTTACGGAAAAAGGAATTTTTATTGAAGAAGGCGCGGATCCACGAGAGGTAGAGAGAAGGCGCAAAGCGGAGGCAAAAAAGTTTTTGACTCCATTAGCCTCTTACCTGATAGGGGAGGGCAAAGCCCAAGGAAAAACCCTACAGGAAACGGTCGCACAGGCCAAAATGATACAGGATGCAATTTCGGCGGCTTGGACTCAGCCCGCCACTGGGGAGAAACTATGGGAAGGGAAAGTTAATGAGGCTAAGATGAGGGAAGGGTTGAAGGATGCCGGAATGGAGTCCAGTGCCGCAGAGCAAATCTCGGAGTTTCTTGGGAGTAAAATGGATAAATTTTTGAAATCCTATTTTTCGTTTGATACCGCGATGGGGAGCGAGAACGACATGCAGGTGATGTTTGCTGAGTTTTTGGCCACCACCGTGGAGGACGTTGGAGCGGAAATGAACAAGGCAGCACAGCAGGCCCTAACTAATCGTAAAAACCTTGCTAATTTTACTAAGTCTTTGAGCTTGATGTATAAACAAATAGACGACGCTATTGTTGGTCGTGCTGACATAGCGCGACGAATGGGTACTAATTTGGCGCGTCGGACACAACGCCTCGGCGCGCGTGGCTCGATGCTGAGCAAGGCGATGGATCCAATGGATCTCGCTCGTGAAAGAAGAGACGAAGGAATGGCGAACATTGAAGCTAAAAGAGGATTGTTAAGCGGAGGAGTGATTACTAGCTTTGGTCCCAAGCTAGGCTCATTGTTAGAAAAGATTGCTGCTAATGCCCAAGAAGAACTAGAGGATTTTGGGGAAAGTATTATGGCTCCATTTATGAAAGGCAACTTTGCTGATGCCATGAAAGCTTTGGATGAACAGCGAGGTAGAAAAATAACAGCCGATGGTGTCGAAGCGCCTCGCCTTAACACAAAGCAGATGAAGGCGGTTGTTGATTTTAATAGGGACTTACGCGAGGGGATAGCAAAAGGTGACGAAGGGATAAGGAAACAGGAGCTTTTGCTTAAAGATAAGTTTAGAGAAGATCAGGTACGTGCCGAAATCTTAAAGGCAGAAAGAGATATTCAGCTTCAAAAAACGGACTATATAAATAAACTGGAATTAGCTTTAGCTACCGAAGAGGCGGTGGTGTCGGGGAGATTAAATACGTTAAGTTTAATAGAAAGCGATCCTCGTGTTACGCGATTTAAGGGTCCCGTAGCAAAACAAAAATTTGCAGGCGATATTGCTACAGAGAAGCTAGCGATACAACAAGGGCTTGCCACCGACAAATTAGAACTTGAAATTGAAACAGAAAGAGCGGCAATAATAGCCCAACACCTTCTGAATGCTTCAACGCAAAAGCTAACGGAGAGCAATTTTTCGTTGATGGATGTATTAAGACTGCACCTTACGGCTCTTGACAAGCCTGAGGCGATGGAGGACCAAGTGAAAAGATTTGCAGAGGTAGTAGCCTCACAAACCGCAGAAACAAAAAGTGTGCTTGCTGAGGTTAGGAAGTTTACCGGTACGATCACACCAAAGGGGACGCCTGTAGTTATTGTGCAAGATCCTAGCACAGCGGCAGGAGAAGGAGGGGGCGTTGATCCATCCCTGTGGAAGGCAAGTTTGGCAACGCCGCGCGCTCAATATGAGGTGCAACGTAACATTGCGGTTGCAGCAGCCCGCGATAAAATGGCCGAAAGGCAGGACAAGCGGCGATGGATTACAGGGCGCGCAGAAAAGAATATTTCGGCGGCAGGACAAAAAGCAATGCGCGAATTTCCTACTTTCGACCAGTGGAAAGAGATTCAGAAAAGAGCTCCCTTAACTGCGGCGGGGTCTACTTTGCCGTCTGGGACGGTGATGCCAAAGAGGCGCGTCCGGAGCCGCGCCACCGAGGATCTCACTGGTGTTTCTTCCGGAGGTACTGCGGCGGGCGAGAAGAACCCGTATCTTACCATCAGTGAACGCAATGCGTTTAACCTTACAAACGAGCCGCCCCCTAAATCTAACGCTCAGCTTCTAAAAGAGAGTAGTGATCGAGTATTGCAGAAGGTGGAGGATCAAAAACAGGCTAAGGCTGCAGCAAGCGCCAAACGAGTGGAGCAAGATTTTCCGCCAGAGATTCTAGCAAAATTTAAGGAAGCGCAAGCAAGAGGGGAGAGTCCCGACTGGTTAAGTTTTGTGGCGAAAGAGCGTGGAAAAACCGGTGCGAAGCCTGAGATCACAGGGAAACGGATGCCTGATGCCGAACTGCTAAAAACCATACGGAAACTTAAGGCTCGTGAGGCAGATGAGAAGCGGATAACAGGCTCGGTAGCAGGAAAAAGAGGGACGATTAAGCCGGCCGGCCGAAAGGCAGCTGCACAAGCGTTACAAGAGGCAAAAGCAGACATCATAGCTCTACGCAAAAAAATTAAAGAGGGGACAGATGAAGTGGTTCTCGCAGAAGGAGTGGCAGGAAAAGGTCAGGGGGCTCCAGCGATACAGCAAGCAGCACAAACAGTAAAAGTAGAGGAAGAAGTTGTTGGACACAAGGAAACACAGTATGAATTAGCTAAAATTTTGGCGGCCCAAACCAGCAAGGAGCGTATTGACCTTATTAACACAGCATTGCAGGAGGGGAAGATAACCGAAGAGATGCATTTTCAACTAATGACTGCAGAGAAAATAGCTGAAAAACGTAGAGGGATACTTGGGACATCACAAGCACAAGAAAAAGCGAACCTCGATGCGCAAAATAGATTCAACAGTGGTCTTGTTGAGTCTCAAACAAAGTTTACTGAAGGGTTGAAGGATGGATTGGGCGTAGTATATACCGATTCAGAAGGTCTGATGAACAGGCTGGGCAAAAGTCTTCCTCTGACCTTTCGTGATAACATGGTTTCCGCGATGGAAGACGTCATGGATAAAACCCAAGATTTTGATGACGCTCTACGCGGGGTGGCTATTAGTTTTTTAAAGGAAATGCGAAGGGCGTTTTTACAGCAAGGGGTCAGCTCTTTAATGAATGCGGTTACTGCTGCTACCGTTCAAGGTGCGGCCACCCAAATGAGGCCTAAATATTTTCAGTCTCAGTCGGGCAGCAGGGTTCCGGGGAGCGGTACAGGAGATATAGTTCCAGCCATGTTAGAGCCCGGCGAATATGTTGTGAACCGGAAAGCGGCAGAGAATAACATGCCTTTGCTTAATTCATTGAATTTTGGGGCTTACCCTCGTTTTGGTGCCCAAGAAGGTGGCCTGACCCCCAACCAATTTAGATATACCGATAGAGCTTCAGAGTTATTCTCTTCCCCTGCAAACGTATGGGATCTAGGATTGGGTTTCACTGTGCCTCGTTCCGGCCGCAAAAGCAAGCCAAAGAAAGATATCAAAAGAGCTTTTAAATCGGGGAAGATTTCTTCGCGACAGGCGTTTCAGTTTAAAAAAGGATTTGGTTTGTTGGACGGATGGTGGATTACTGGTAAGGCTGGAGCGGATATCTCGTTTCCGCGATCATCCGCGCAGGGCAATTTACCTAGGGATGCAAAAAAAGCTTTCGCAAAAGGCATTATAAATTCTCAAGAATACCGTACTATTAGGCAGATACACGGATTTCAGAGTGGAGGGGCTGCAACACTAGACGCTCAATTAGGTAGCACTCTCGCAGGGCATAGAAAAAAGGGGGGGCCTGATGCTAGTGGATTTTTATGGATGAACAGCAATCCTCAAATGGAAGAGAATGCGCAAGATGTGTCTGAAGCGGTCCAAAAAAGATTGCAGAAAGCGCAAGAAAAAGAAAATCTTAAAAAGCAGTTTTTAGGGATGTTGATTTCAGCGGGAATTGGGCAAGCGATGGGCAAAATAGGGGATTTCATAGGCAGCAAGACCACAATGGGTGTTAATATGAACGAACTTAGTCAAGCGCAAAAGCTCGAGCTTTACGGAGGGCTTGATGAGGATGCGTTTGCGCAAAAGCACGGATTTGGAACCATGAAGGCTATGATGGATCCTAAATATGGGGGGGGTAAGTTCAAGACACGAAGGTGGAGCAAATTGGGGAAAGCTATCAGAGAGCAGCGTGGGGAAAGTTTAAAGGGGAAGGACTTTGATTTTCAAAGAGGAGGATCTGTTTCGGCCCAAAGATTTCAGACAGGTGGGGCTGTGGGGCGTTATGGAGTACGTGGTTTTCAGGGAGGAGGAAGCGTTTCGGTTAATCCGCTTTCCTCCTCAAGTAATGTTAATAATATTAATATTTCGGTGAATACCGGCGGCAATTCTTCGGGAAACACCGAAGGGAATACTAGAAGTGTAGTTGGTACAAGTGATGAGGGGACGCAGGCTAAGGAGCTTTCCGAAAAAATTAAAGCTCGAGTAATTGCCGTAATTTCAGAGGAACAACGAGTTGGGGGTCTTTTAAGCCCTACTAGAAGGAAACCGTAATGGCAAAAAACGCGAGCCCCAGTTATGAGCAAAGATTTTTCATGGAATCTTCGGCATGGGAGTTTGGGCAAACAGTTTCAGGTATCACCGATTGGAACGCAAGCTACAATATACCGCAACAGCGTGCAGATATTCTGGGGGCTGGATTTACGCAAAGTGTATATGCTGGGCCTCTTGAGGGCAGCGTTTCTTTTACCAGAGATTTTGTGACGCGAGGGGATCCGGTTTTGGATCTTACAGGCGAGTTTCCTGTATCTGGGTCTTTAATATATGCTCCTCAGCTCGAAGAGGGGACGGAAAAAGTATTTGGTTTTAGTTCGGGTTATTTGACAAGTTATGAGGTAAATTGTGCAGTAGGGGGGACACCAACTGTAAACTGTTCTTTTACTACGTATGGAAGATTTGGAAGTGGAATCCGAGGAGGGGATATGGATTTCTCAGGGAGCGAGCCGCTGCTTCCAAGATCTATTACCTTTGCTAACCAAGGGTCTATCACCTGTGGTTTGGCCCAATCAGGCACAAACCGGGTAACTCAAGTTGCGCAATCCTATAATATTAACAGGCAGCCTGTCTATGCATTACTTCCTAAAGATAGCACTACCTTGACAGGTGGGGCTGGTTGGGGGCCGGTAGAGGTGGTGACAAACTTTCCTGTGGAATTAACTACAAATATAACGGTGGGAGTGGACGATTTTGAAACTGCCAATATTATGGATACAATACGTAGTGGTCATTATGAATCCATTAGTTTAAATATTGAGTCCGCAACACGAGAAGTAGAAAGCTTAGAAGCGGTAAATAGTCCATCAGTAGGGGGGTCTATATACCTCGAAGGAAAAAATGCAGCGGGGGCAGTGGGTTTTTTAGAAGATAATGGCGTTCGTACAATGTACAATTTTAATAGTGTAACGGGACAACTAGTGTCAGAGAACATATCTACTGCTGTTGATGGCAGTTTAAGTGTAGCTTTAGAGTTTAAAGATTACTTACAGAGGGATTTATAACAATGGGACAAATTACAGAATATGCTGCAATGGGAGCTGCGCCAGCCGTAGCTGACAAATTATTTATAGCTGATGCGGACGCAACCACCGCATTTGAAATCAAAAGCATCACCATCGCCAATTTAAATAAGATGGCGGATCTTGCCGCGGACACCGTTAGTGGCCTGAGCATCAAGGATAGCGGAGGCAACTATGGTATCTTTATTAAAAATGGGGGTAATGTAGGGGTGGGAACCGGGAGTCCCTCCTATGAGCTTGACGCTCAGGCTTCTGGAGATATAACATTCAGGATACAGGGTGGCGCTTCTAATGATGCTGTTATGCGTATAGACCAAGCTGGTACCCAACGAGCTACAATTGGTTATGATCATTCTTCTACGTTGTTAAAAGTAAATAATTCAAGCAATTTTGGAGGGTCTAACCACTTAGTGGTGGATGTATACGGGCGTGTTGGGATTAATACTTCCTCTCCTACAGACTATCTAGAAATCAAAGGTGATGCTGTTTTTTTGCAAATGAATTTTCCGACCAATACGTCTTATACTGGTATTAAATTGGCTGAAGGGGGAACAGCCAAGGGCTATGTTCGTTTTATAGGGTCGAATTATACGACAGCCGCACGGCAAAACATGCTTGAATTAGCTTCGACGGCTGGCATTAGTTTTTGGCCTGATAATGGGGCTGCTGATGTAGTAATCAATACGGCTGGGAATCTGGGGGTGGGTACGACGAGCCCAGCAGCGCTTGTGCACATCGAAGGCACAGCAAATGTTCTTTATTTGAATGCCTCGTCTGGAAACTGTTCCATGCGCCTATCTAACAGCGGAGCCAGTACCGCTTATATCATTAACCATACAAACAATATTTTTATAGGAGCCCCAAGCGCTGTTCCCTCTACCACCTTTCAAGCTAATACTGCGGCTGCCCTCCAAATTCAAAAATCGAGTGGCAAATTGAATGTAGGAAGCCAAGTAAACTGGTTCACATATCCTCTAACAGTAGGGGATTCTGACGATACATCAGGAACTGACGGCAAAGCCACTTTGGCTGCTTTTGCGGGACGCAATACAGATACGTCTGGCGACAATACGGGGCGCACACATTTGTTAATTTCAAACCCAACTGTTAATCCGCAAATGGGTATTGTTTTTGAATCCACGAACACAAGCGGTGACTTTGAGTGGTTAGTGGGTTCATTTTTTGATAATGACTCAACAGGTACTGCTATAAATTATTTTGGGTGGCGCAATATTGATGCCCAAGGGTATGGGAGTCCTGACTCTGCTGTCTTTCATGATGTATTGGCCAGTAATACAGCTTATCTGAACGCAACTACAGGAGGATTAAGTTGTGCGAATACCGCGGTGGCCTTTGGGACGTGTCTTGGGGCCGGAACAGGCAGCGGAATGACAAAAACAGGGTATTATAATATTACCAGTATAGCTCGTAGTTCGGCAACACAAGCGCTCATTACTTTCGCTAAGGCTATTAATACTGCTTCATATACGGTCGTAGCTCATGGGTACGATGGGACAGGCACACAGGTCATTGTAGGCATTCCCGGCACACAAACAACTACAACATGCGAAGTTGACTTTTATCCTACTGCTTCCTTAGATATAGAGAATACAAATGTAGAGTGGAGTTTTGTTATTTATGGTGGCAAACTGAAAGCATAAAGTAAATGGGAAAATTCATTGAATATGAAAAAGCATTACTCGAGATAGAGGGGCACAGCATTTTCGCTGAAAGCGCTCAGCTAGGGGCAGAGGTCCCACTTACTCCTATAAAAAGCGTCACAGGGGGGCTTATCCGATACGCTCCTGATGGTCCTGTAAAAGGAACCTTGCAGTTCACTCATTATTTAACAGGAAATTTACATGATTTTTTAAACCCTTTGACTGCTGTTGAATGGACCGGAGAACCATTAAGTGGTAATTTGGGGGGAATGAGTTTTAAAAGTGGTTATATCAGGGAATTGGAGTTTTCTGTGAGCCCTTTCGAGCCTATTGCTATCCGCTCTAGCATCGATCTTTACGGAGAGTTGGAGTTTTTGGAATCAGGAAAAAGCGATATTGATATAAGAAAGCGGCGGGCTTTGGCGCACGGGGCAAAGAGTTATTTAGCAGGCGATGAACTGGGTATCAATCAAAAATTATCTTTTACTTATTCAGTAAACTGCAGTCGAAATCCAGAGACCGTTATTGGAAGTGGGCTCCCCTTTCGAGTCACAAAAGAAAACGTTAGGATTAATATGAATGTACAGGGGGAAAATTTAGGACGCGTTTTGAAAGAAACAGGTAATGCCGCTACAATGACCGCTCATCTTTATGATGTTTATGGGAACCCCGGGGATTCGGCCCTTGCCACTTTTAGTTGTACTGGTCAGGTTTTTTCCCAGAATTTATCTGTAGCGGATAGGAACTATATGGTGGGGTCTATCTCGATGGCGCAAGATTATTCAACCGGGAGGGCAGTTATATGATAATTAACTCGGGCGTCACCAATATTACTGATATTTTTCCATTTGAGGTTGGGAACAATTATAAGCTGAACGATATTGTTTACTTTAGCGGCTATACAGATCCAGCCGATGACTCGTTGTATCCGTGCACTCAAGCTCAGTCGGGTCATTACTATTATTCCGGTAAAGAGGGCACCGCATCCACAATTAGCAATACGCCTGCTGCGACTACAGAAGAAAATAACCCTACTAATTGGACTCAAAAATTTTTCTTTGAGCCTTCTTACGGAGCTACGGTTTCTTATAAAGCTTTTAATTACTCTACCTCGATGGGAGATGGGTATTATTCCGTATTGAACAGAAGCGAGAACGCTTTACGTGCAGAATTTAACCTTTCTTTCAATAAAAGAACAGATGCTGAAAGCCGCGCCATCATTCATCTTCTAGAAGATTCTTTTAATAAGGGAACCAAGCCAAAAGGGGGATATAGTGGGATTAACTGGGCTCCTTTTGCCCCTTATAACTTAAGTGGAGAATTTTTTATTGAAAATATTAACCACAGTACAGCGGGTCCTGAGGTTAACAATGTGAGTACAACTTTTTTCAACGAAACGGTGTCGTTGACTGATTGGCAGCAGTTACATATTCCTTATGAAGGAACTCGAGAAAAGTATGATGATGGCGAGCAGTATTATCAACACGATGCCGCTTTTTTCATGAAGGAAACAGCCTCGGAATCATGCCTTTTACCTAAGCAAAGTGGGTGGTATTATTTTACAGGTGAAAAAAATGTGGATTACACCTCTAGCGATGGTAAGGTAACCGGACTAAAGGGCACTATTTACAATTCCCCTTCTGGGGACGCGACACTTTGGACAAAGGACACTTTTTACTTTGGTGCTAATGACCAGATTTCGTTAGAGATGTCGCCAGTTTATTATAGCCAAGATTTGCAAAATCAATTTAAAATTCGCTTCGGAGCGGGGTTAAATAAAAATTTATTAAAATTTTCTTTAGATTTTCGGGGACGCACAGACAGGGAAACCAAGGCAATGGTTCATTTTTTAGAGCACCATCAAGGAAGCGCCCCTTTCAACTTCACCCCACCCGCCCCTTATGATAAGAGGAAGGTTTTTATTTCCTCGAGTTGGCAACATACTTTAAAATTCAAAGATAATAATGATATTAGGGTAGATTTTTTAGAGTTTCCAATAGATTATTTAAATCTTACTAGGGATTTTAGAACATTAGTAACTATTGTTAATAAGCCTGTAACCACAATTCCTCAACACGCAGACTGGGGAGGGTCTACTAGCGTTAGGGCTAGGGCACAGAACACGGAGTTTGTAGAGAATACAGGCATCCCCGTTTATGTTCCCACGGGATTTACCCTAAGAACTGGTTTTTATTTAACTAACAGTGGCAATATTACCACTAAGACTACTTTAGACACCTCTCAGAATGAGTATTCGGTTTTTGAATTTCCCTCAGGATCAGTGGATAACCCTATCATTACCCCTCCCGGGGTAACACATTTTGTTCCTTTTTATTTTAATGCGTTTGGGGACAATTCGAATGCCTCCTCAATTGATCCTGCTAGCCCACAAATTACAGGATATAATGGTTATTTAACTTTAAGTACGGTGGCGGAAGTGGATAACGAAGTTGACCCTAGTGGAACAATAGCATTAGGTATCACCGGGTATATTAGTGGATGGGGTTCTAGCCCTTACGCAGGGCGCCTTTCGGAGACCCCTATGTTTCCAAGCAAGTTTTTAGTTAAAACGGGATATTATGATGTGTCTGGGCGTCCTTTACATTATTTACAGTGGGAACACCCCACCAGCGGCTACTATTTAACGCGATACAATTTAGAGGCAAGCCAAGGGCCTGCTGACGGATTTACGGGGTTAACCAATTTTTATACCGATAGTGATGACCCGGGAAGAATTGGGTTTAAGGAGGTATCTTCTTATGATGGGAGCACAGCCGGGAACGCTGGAAATTTCAATACTCTTTTATATACAGGTATAGCATTTCCTCCTAGTTTGGCTCAAGATGCTATCGGAAGCCCTTTTACGGATCCTATTATTACGGGTTATCATCAACCCCGTTCGGTCTTACACACACAACTTCAACCGGATTCAAATTATTATTATCGAATAAGATCAGAATATCAAAATGCAGCCGGTGAAGAGGTGGCCTTCACAACAGGGTCTATGTATGTTTATGCTAGCGGGGTAGATGATCTTAATCAGGTGGTGAGTGACAAGGTTTACACCGGTTTGGGTTTAAACTCTTTTGCTCAGCCTATTACCAGCGCGAGTCATCTGCCCAAGATTAGGATACCGGCAGGGAGTAAGCCTGCTATGAGGATTTTTTTACCCCATGGTTCTACCAATCTTAACTTAAGTGGCCTTTTTATTCAAGAATTGGTGAATAGGGGTGTGGTTACGCAAACAGATGGGTTGGATAATGTTCCCGGAATACCTTATGAGACAAGTCCGGAGGCATGGCTTAATGTGGCTGAGACTGGAGTTTATGGGGATAATTTTACAGGTATCCAATATATTTTGCGTCCTAATTTTGTAGTGGGATCTACAGATTCAACAAAACCATCTATAGATACGGGCTATCAATTATTAACAGGGGTTGTGAATCCAGCGGATGCTACAGCGGGGGGTCATTCTAATCTTCAAAAACCTGTCAAGGAGACTCCTACAGTTTTAGTGATGCAATATAATTCTGTGGTAGCCGGTAAAGGGGGAGCGGGTGGGGACGGAGGATATACTCTAGTAAAAAATGCCCCTTCAATCCAAACCAACACATTAACTTTTGAGTTCTCTAAGACGGAAAATTCTACTGTAGGCTCACCGGGGGGGCACGCCATTAAGATTTCTGATACGGCGATTGGTGAATTTAAGATTAGGAAAGATTACACAGCAAAGGTGTTGGGTGGTGGTGGAGGAGGAGGGGGCGGTGATCGCTTTTTGGTTGAAAAAATCTTTGCTCTTAAGAACTCCACAAGTTATAAGATTGTGGATTTTGTAGGTGGACAATCTGGCACCTCAATTGAGCTGTTCGCTAAAATGTGGGCGGCTAACCCGAAAATTCTAGATAGTAATACAAAGCTTGTTAAAAAAGACGGAAAATTAAAACTTGTCGCGGCAGGCGGTAGAGCAACCCAAGACGAAATGCTGGTATCCACTTTGGGTACGCATTATGGGGGTCCCGGCGGAGGTGGGCAGGGCTATATTGTGTCTGAGGGGGGGCGGCAACTTTCTCCCGACGCAGACTTGAAGCCATTGAATATTCAATTGCGCGGAGGGTTTTATGGCTCCGGTCCGGGCTACCTGTCTCCGAGCCAGCAAACTCGTCATTCTGAAGGGGGTGCGGGGGGAGGCTATGGAGAAGGGGGGATCAAGGGCCAAAATATGGATGATATAGGAGCTATTGATCCTTTTACGGTTCAAGATAATACGGTAGGGCAGCTTGGAGGGAGTGCGGGCAACGCACTTAGGGTGATTTCGGGGAATACAAATTATACTAAAAACAATTTTCGGTCTGTATTGATTGAAATAACCCCCTCAAAGAAAACCCCTTCAGATATTTCCGGTTTGGTGGCTAATTTTGACAGCTCTCAAAATGTTTATAGCGCTTATACGAATGAAAGCACCAATACGGCGGCTACAAACGGTCAATCTATAGTTAGATGGGCTTCAACTAATAATTCAGGTGATGACGGTATTTATATGGAACAAACCACCAACGCTAACAATAATCGTCCCACTTACCGTACGGCTGACTATACAAATTTTAAAGGAACAACGCTTTATAAAAGATATTTTAATGACGCTCCTTTCATTTATTTTGATCCAGCGTATTATGGTTATCACGCCACAACTCCGACTCGTCCGGGCGCGCAGTATTTCAAACTGCTAAATGCTACGGTAGACCAGAGTAACACGGGAGCCATACAGATCAATAGTAGTGGAAAAACTTACCAACCGGGTCTTTACTCAGCGGCTGGTGTGGGAATTGCAGTGGCAAGCCTTCCTTCTAAGCTATTGGCAAATGATGTTGTTTATTTTGCAGGAGGAGGGGAATTCCAGTTAGCCGCTGATGCCGCTTCGTCGGATACCGCTCTTTTTGGTACTCTCAGAAAAAGACAAGTGAACGATAGCGAATATGGTTCCAACCGACTTTCGCCCTTCATGAATGGGTTTGATATTTTTTATGTGATATATCCGGACAAGTGGGATGCTCAAGGAAATTACATTGGTGGGAGACCGGTGTTCCCAGAAAAGACCTTTGGAGAGCCGTACCACGAGGGTGGTGAGCCTGTTAGTTTTGACTCTTGTTGGCTGAGTAATAGTCAAATAGAAACCAGCATGGGGAAAACAAATAATAAAACATGCACTTACACCTCTGGCAACACTACCATTACGCCCGCCAACGTGACAGACATTAAGGTTGGCGAAATGGTTATAGGTGCTGATATTCCCGTAAACACTAAAGTATCTAGTATTTCTGCTCCCAACGTGGTACTTTCGGTCGCACCAACGGCAAGCGAGGCTACCGGCAAAACTTTAACTTTTGTGTGTAAGGCGGTTTATGATGATGTATTTCAAGTAGGGTGGATGAGGTGGTCCGCACCATTTGTGAAGCCCAAGGGAGATGGCACTGGTTTTGATTCTGCTTATTATCATCGTTGCGAGCCTAGTGTTATGGAGAATGCTGGGGTGAGTGGCGAAAACACTAATAACTATTTAACGTTTCAGGATTTAAATATGGCAGCCGAAGGGTCAGAAGAAAGCGCTGAGGTGATACGGACGCCCCGTTCGGCGTGGGTTTATAATTTGTCTGCCCAACGAAAAAATGGTTTAATATCTCTTTTAGCGCGATGTAATGGAGTGCCTGTAGGAGGGCAACAGTTTAAAACAAATAAAGAAGCTTTTGATTTTTTGAGTTCAGATAATGTTTTAATAGGGGCGAGCGCCCTAGGTGGAGAATACAGAGCTCCGTTTGGAGTAGGGTATAAAGGGGGGTTAGCTCATCTGGTGATTTACAATAGGCTTTTAGCGAGCAGTGAAAATCGAAACGTCTTAGGTTTTTTATATAATAAATATCTTACAGTGAAAGGAGCGGATGCAGGGGACCCTCTATCCGTAGACACTGTTAATGCTTTCACCGATAACAATGGGTTTGCAGGACAAATCCTTTTCGAATAAAAATGTCAACACAAGCACATAACGCATCTTTAGCGGATCTTCTCCCAGACACTATTATAGAGCTCTATGAGGTGTCTATAGAAGAAGGCGGTGTTAAACGGTTTCACGCGGGCAAAATCGTTAACAAAGACATCGTATTAACTGATCCCGATACCAATCTTGCCCATACTTATTTTTCCCTCCCTATTGAAGCGGATGGTTTTGAGTCAAAAGGAGACGGGACGTTGGCGCGCCCTAGGTTATTGGTAGCCAATCCGAACGGTGTGATTTCTGACCTTATTAAAAGGAGGGATGATATGGTGGGGCAAAAATTTAAACGAATCAGAATTTTTCTCAAATATATTGACGAGGTGAATTTTCCTGAAGAAACCAACCCTTTTGCAGTGTCTGATTCTAGTGCGCGTTTTGACGAGGATATTTTTATATTTAATAGAAAGGTTTCGGAGAGTAAGTTTTTTGTAGAGTTTGAGTTAATTTCTCCTTTGGAGATGGAGAGTCACACGTTGCCTGCGCGGTTGATGGTATCTAATTATTGTCCGTGGAAATATCGAGGGGTAGGGTGTAGGTACGGGTGTCGCTCAGATATGGATGGTCCTGTTTCGGGCTTGGTTAACAGTGCTACGGGCGCCGCTATTGTTTCGCGTGACTTTTTTAGAAGAAAATCAAATACTAGTCTGCTTGATTCAAACCTAGGTATACCTGTTGCCGACGCTAATAACAAAAGGTTTGATCAAGCTTCCAGTGGTTATGGTATTACTTCTATGAGGTGGAGCTATGATTACATAAGAGAACAAGTGGAAATTACTACAGGGGCTCTGGCCTCTGACGGCGCTTCCTCTTTAACGGTAGCGGCTATTTCTAATGAAATTACCCCTAATAGGACTATAATTTTTTCTACTGGTACCTTCGAGGTGACCACATTGGCTGAAAAAAACGCCACAAGTTTAACTGGCAGATTGCGTTTAAATCATGGGGAAAGCACGTTGGCCAACTCTTCAACTGGTACCGTAGGATATGTAAAAGGAGATGTCGTAAGGATTAAATCTGGAACCTTTAGCACTATAGATAAGGTTAAACATGTCAAAAGCGCAGATTCTTCAGCGGATGAGCCTGATGCATTTTTTGTGTGCATAAAACAACATATAGTCCCGCAGGATCCTCGATATAAAAAAGAATATTGGGGGGCTGATCAATGTTCCAAAACGGTTCCAGCGTGTACGTTAAGGTTCAAAAGTTATTCAGAGCTTCCGTTTGGAGGCTTCCCATCCATTGAGGCATACCGCTACACAAATTAGATGTGACTTTTTAAGTTATATTAAGCGCCTTGCGTCGTTACATTCTATTGAAATATGTGGTTTAATTTGCAATAATAGTTTATTTTTCATAAAAAACTCTTCTCTAAACCAGCAAGACACTTTTTACATTGATCCTTTAAAATATATAGAGGTTTCGCGCAGAGAAAAAATAGATTTTTGCTTTCATTCTCACCCTCAGTCGACCTGTGGCCCCAGCCTGAGCGATATTGAGCTTTCAGATAATTCCTTAATACCGTTTTTGGTGTTTTCTCCTAGCGAAGCAAAGTTTGCTTTATATGACCCTGAGACACAAGAAACCATTTATTTTTTAATTTAATAGTGTATAATGTATAGTATGGTTGAGGTTTCTCTAGAAGGTCGTGTAGGCAAATCGCTAGGTAAAAAGTGGGAACTCCATGTAGGGACCGTAGGGGAGGCAATTAGGGCCATACGGGCAAATGTTGGAAGCGCGTTCGCGAAAGCTTTAGGGGTTTCAAAAAGGTATGCGGTGATAGTAGACGGTGTGCCTGTGGCACCTGATGCTTGTTTTTTAAAAAAAATTAAAAAAAGTCTAGTTTTGATTCCTATTTTGGCGGGGGGGGCGGTTTCTGCTGCGGTTTGGATAGGCGCGGCGATCGTGGCGGCCACCCCGATTGGCTTTGCGACGGCGCTGGCTATAGGATATATGGTGGTGGCTGTAGCTGTTGTGGCTTTAGTTGCTTTAGTTGTTCTTGGGATCAGTAGCTTGATATCGCATATGGCAGAAGATCCCAAGGACCCCCAATCGGAGAGAACTAGTAGTTTTCTTTTTGGAGGGGCCGAGAATACAACTAACCAAGGGGGTGTTGTGCCTGTGGCTTATGGGCGGATGAGAGTAGGTAGTATGACAATCTCCGTATCTAATAGCAGTGTTGAAAAATCGGTATGGGATAAATCTAAGGCATTTAACACTATGGTTTTTAGATAAAAATTTAAATGACAGATATATTTATAGGCGGAAAATTAGGAAAAAAGATTGGTTCCACATGGAAACTAAAGGTATCCACTTTTATGGAGCTTTTTAATGCTTTGGAGTGTAATACAGGTATTTTTCGTCATTATTTAAATAAAAATAAAAAAGATAAGTTGGCTATTTTTCTTGACGGAGACTTAGTTAAGGCGGACGATTTTTTATATAGAGATGTAAAAAACAAGAAGATAGAAATTGTTCCTATTTTGGCTGGTGCAGCCGCCATGATGGCAGGCGCTATAGTTTCGGCTATTGGACTGCAGGGGGTCACCGCTGTAATTGTACAGTTTGTTCTTACGGCTGTTATTAGCGCTGCAATATCTTTTGGTATTAGTTATTTGATAAACAAAACAATGAAAAGCGATGATCCGGACGCAACAAATACTACCTCCTTTGTGTTTTCTAGCGCTGAAAATACAGCGCAGCAAGGGCAGGTCGTACCCGTGGGTTACGGGAGAATGAGCGTAGGGGGAAATGTTGTAAGTGTTAGTTTGAGTTCGGTAGAGAAGAATGTATGGGAGGATAGAAAATCAGTTCAAACCAGCCAACTAGGCCGCCCGGGGGCGCAGGGTTATCCAGATCGATCCGCTGGCGCTGAAGGAGCAGGGGCTGTTATATATCGCGACTAGAATTAAAGAATATGGATTGGATTAACAAATATTTCCGGAACCTTCTCTTTGGTTTTCGTTTGTCGATGGCCGGAGAAGGAGGGGGCGGTTCCACGGTTTCTGATGATGCCAATATTTATGATCAAGGAGCAGGCACAGCAGATCCCGGTCTTCCTCGCGGAGTAACCAACATTCCTTTACAGGTAGCCGCCGCAGATCCGGTTGAAGAACCTCCCGGGGGGGATGGTAAGGCGACGAAAGGGCAGGGAGGTAATGTAGCAGAACTAGACAAAGACGCTTCTCAAGAGCGCTATTATCAGAGTTATGCTACGTCGAATGTGACTTCTCCCAATGGGGGGGCATTACTGCCATGGGGCTTTGTAGTTCGTGAAGGTACGGCTAAAGAGCATGCACAGTATAAATTAGATGCTGAAGAGGCAATTACAGTTTCTAATAGAACTCGAGGATACGGTAAAGATGGTTTTTGGGGGGGTGCAGATTCCCCCCAATTGGTGGAGGAGTGGTACAAAAAATCGAATCGCTCGGTTGGTGGAAAGCAGTTCTATTTCCCAAATGGAGGGTGGACAGGGCAAGTGAGCGGAGACACCAACAAGAAGTTAGAATCGGTCAGCATATATAAAACAATAGATTTGATAAGCGAGGGGCCTATAGAAGGTCTTTGCGACCAAAATGGAGAAGTGGCTCCCTTAAGTAACAAACCATCCGACAATAACGAAGGGGCATTCAAGGGAATATATTTTAACAATGTACCGGTCAAGAATACTCATACTGACACCATTAATTATATGAGAACCTTCGCTGAAATAAAAAAAGGCACTTTAACCCAAGGACCTTTTACTTCTAGCGCTACCCGTCTTCCGCGTATCCTGCTTAAGGATCAACGCAGCCTAGCCTTTGGGGTCTCTGCTCAGACCTTTAATGTGGGTGTGCAGTTACCGGGGTTAAATAGTAATGAATTTGATGATCTTGTCGCTTTTGATTCGGGAGGGACTGCCCAGTTTTTTGGTACTGGGTTCAATTACGGTTTTACGAGTTTTTGGTTTGAGTCAGCGGCTTATCATAAAAACGATTATTTTATTTCAAAGGGGTCTAACAGAGTATCTGCTTTTACAGACAGGAGTAGCGGCAATAACTCTGTAATGATAGAGCGTATTAAAAAAGCCATAAATAGCAACCCAGTAAAACTTCATCATGTTGTAACAAATGATAATGTAAACGACATTGAACTAACCCTAGAGGTCATGCAGTTATCTTTTCGTTATGTCAAGAAGCCGGATAAGAAGCCCCAAGGAAATACGGCGCTTTTTTTGGGGAAAATTTCATATGTAGGAGATGAGAGATTGATAGGGGAGGGGGGTTCTGCTATTTATTTGGTTATCCCTATAACAGGGGTTGCCACCAGCCCGTACCTTCGGTCTTATCAACTTAAATTACCGCCATCCCTTGCAGGAGTAGATAGGCAGATTACGATCATTGCCGCAATGAGGGAACCTCATCCAAATGATGTAGCGACAGGGGGTATTACGAGGGCGTCAGGAGTAAAAAGTATCACGGAAATGGTAGATGCTCCTTTTTCTTATCCCCATTCTGCAATGATTTGCAATATGATAGATGCACGAGCTTTTTCTTCTATTCCTACCAGAACTTATGACATGAAGCTATTGAAGATTAAATTGCCTTCTAATTATGATCCTGTTAACAAGATATATAGCAGTCATTGGACAGGAGAGTTCGCTGGGACACAAAGATGGAGTGATAATCCTGCGTGGGTGTTTTACGATATGGTGATTAATAATCGCTATGGGCTTGCTAAGTATGGCTTAAATGCGGATGTTATTGATAAGTGGAACCTTTATTCTATTGGAAAATACTGTGACGAGTTAGTAGAAACTGGTTTTAGCCCTTATACAGAACCTTTGGGTTTTACGGTGGGTCCTGACGGGACTGTAATTACAATTAACGATAGCGCTACCAAGCGTGGGGAAGAAGAGCTAAGAAAATATTTTACAACAGGGAGTACGGTAGCACTTTTTAAAGCCAAAGATAGCGCTGGTACTGATATAGGACAGGGATTTCGTAGAAGGGTGGGAAATGTTAGTTTTAATAAAAACACTAATGTGCTTACTTTTACTATTCATAAGCCTATTTTTCCGCAATTGGTATTTGAAAACTTCGTGAAAAATGAAGGCGGGAAGGTGGTTGAATGGTTGAGAAGAGACTATTTAAATTATAAAGGCGACAGTGTTAACCGGACGGCCTTAGGAACGTTAGACGCACACAGTTGGCTTATTGATCGTATACAAAAACAAGCCGCGCTAAAGGAAGAAAGTCGTGACGCATTTGTAAGTGAGTATATGCAGGGTTTTTCATTGGGGCATAATGTTGCGTCAGGGAAGGCTGTGGTGGAGGCTGGTTTGGCGCGCCCTGTATTGGAGGCTCGTTTTTCCACCAACATTTATCTTGATAAGGAACAAGAGGCTTATAATTTGTTGAACGACCTCGCCGCAGTATTCCGGGGAATGATATACTGGAATAGCGGTTTTGTCTTTGTCGCTAATGATCAATTAAGAGATGCAATTGCAGTTTTTAATAATTCTAACGTAAAGGATGGAGCCTTTGTATATAGCGGGAGCTCTAAGACCACTCGTTTTACGGCTGTTTTAGTAAGATATAATGATCAGTACGATAGCTTTAAGCCTAAGATAGAATATGTGGAAGACCCCATTGCAATGAAAAAATATGGATATTTAGAAAAGAAGATTTTGGGGTTGGGGACCACCTCACGAGGACAAGCTAGTCGTTTAGGCAAGTGGTTTCTTTTTACCAATCAACTTGAAACGGATTTGGTGCAATTCACTACAGCAGTAGAGGCTACTTTTTTAAGGCCCGGGGACGTTATTAAAATACAAGATACTTTAAAAAGTACAAAAAGATATGGGGGACGATTGGTAGCGGTTTATCCTTCTTCTTTTCAGGTTACTTTGGATCAGGGTGTTTATGAGGACGTAGTGGGACAAAAAATTACCCTAATCACTCCCAGACCCAAGAAGTCGGCAACCGAATTTTCTAAGGAAGCCGCCAAAGGAGAGGGCGAAGGGTTTTCGGCGAGCGAGATCAGTAGGGGAATTACGTCCCCTCAGATCACACAGTTCACTGTCGCTGCGGTAGGAGCTAGCGGTGATGAGGGAGGAGCGCAAAACGACCTTATTACTATAGATGAAACCGATAGCGGAGAGTTTTCTTCCGTTCAGGTGGGGACCCTTTGGACTTTAGAGAATACTGCGGAGGCTTATGAAATTAAAGATGTGGAATATAGGGTTCTTTCAGTTGCTGATCAATCTTCAGGGGAATATCTGGTAACAGGGATGATGTATCATCGTTCAAAGTTTAACGCCATTGATGAATCTCAAGATTTAAATGCTACCCAGCAATCTAAAACCCAAATGAGTGTAGTAAATAAGGCGGCAAGACCCTCGTCTTTAGATTTAGATACTTATCCACCTGAAGTAGAATCAATAGCTTTTGTAAGCACCGCTGCCTCGCGGCCCATAACAAAAAAGGCTACGTTTAGTTTTGACGAAACCACTGAAGGGACACAACAGAATGTAACGGAAGCTACCATTAGTTTTGGTAATGCAGCGGCTCAACTTGATACAGGTTCTGAGACTGCGCCTGAAGGTTTTGTGGTAGAGGCAGAAGTAAATGGACAAACAAAAACTGCTATTTTGGTGGGTGCAGATAATACTTCTTTCACTATACAAGCGGGTAGCGAAGACACTATAAACAACATTGCTTATACTGTTTATACATATAACTCAACCGGCGTAGAGGAGTCCTTGGCTTCGGTGCCGCCGGGTGGAGAAGACCCTTGATCCCTTAAATGCCTAGCAATACAAGATATATTAGTCAGCCTTCTTTAGATTTTGGAGAATCTTTAAAGGTTTCCGGATTTTCTTTGACAACCGAGGTGTCAGGGAGCCCTCACTTAGAGCCATTTCCTTACGATGCGGCATTAGCTCTTTTTTCTGGAGAAGGGGGTATTCCTTTAGATTCTCTTGCGGCTAGTGGACAATTTTTTAGCCAGACTCCAGCGGTGGAGTGGTCTCTTATTGATCCTCGAACAAATACGCCGTTTAGTTCTTTGGAATTGCTTCGTCTTAATTTTTTTAGGGGGTTTGATGTTTCCTTGTTAGATGAAACAGGAATGTTAGTAGAGAGGATAGCTACTGGCTATTATGCTACCAAAATTGCTTTTGAAACTGAGACTGTTAAGAGTCTTTTTCAAGTGGCGGGAGGAGACGCTGATTTGCGTAGCGGATATGGTGTGGGTCAAGATCCAAGAAGGTTTAGGTTTGAGGTAGTTTCCCATACCCAATATGGGAGCCAAAAAACTGATATTCCCTATACGGGTTCTTATTTTTTGACAAGTCCTCAGATAGATATTACTGGGTTAAATGTTAATCAAGGAGAATTGTTGGTACTGGATCCTTTTTACTCCCAAACAACAGGGTTACAGGCGGTTCATGTTTATGCTTCTCCATTTTCTGGTTTTAATGTTGATTCTACTGGATCTGGAACCGCTTTATATGATTTTAGTTTAGGTATTGATAATGAGGAAGGGGGGAGAGAGGGGGCTCGTCTTCCTTCTATTGAGCTACAACCCCCAGTTATTGAGTCGGGGTTGTTTTATAAGGTAATAGCCGAAGACAATTATGGAACTGGAAGCGGTTTCTTGTTTCCTTCTTCCATTAAACCCCAAACTTTAGATCCGTTTTCTTATTCTCAGGTGGTATCGGGAGTTAGTGGAATAGTTGTCGCAAGCAAAGATTCTTTTAATGGGGCGCGAGCGCAGGCATTGTTAAAATGGCATAGAGAGAATACTGCTGGTTATGTGGATTACGAGGTTAAGGTAACGGCAAGCGGTGAGGTTTTAAATAAAATTGATACGGTTTTTACCAAGACACCGTTTGTGGATGGGGTAGTGCGTTTTATTCAGGGCACGGGGACAGGGCGAATAGATAAAAAGTTTTTCGACAATAACCCTACTTTATTAGATCCTTATTATAGCGGAGTAAATGCTACTCCTATTTTTGCCCCCTATACTGAGATTCAGCCCGGACAGGACCCTTCAACAGGAAAAGGGATAAAATGGTTGGAGCACACAGTTTTGGTGGACACCTACAAGGCGCTTCCCCCGGGGTATTATACAGGGCAGCCTAGTTTATCAGAGGTGATGATTGCTTCGGGTTTCACAGAGGGGAATTCGGCTTATATTGGATTCGGTTATAATGTTGACACGGCTGAATTTACTTTTTTCCCTTCTGGGGGAAAACTTCAAGATAGTTTTTATACCGGAACCTATAGTAGTGGGGTTTTAGGGGGGAGTGCGGATGCTGTACAGGGAACAGCGGGAGAAGCAGGTTATGATCCTTATTATGGACAATTGATTACAGGGGGTACCGGATCGTTAGTTGCGAAAAACGTATGGGTAAATGGTCGGTCGATGGTGTTAACCGAAATGGAGCCCCATCTTTTGTTTGATGTTTACGATGACGCCAACTATGAGTTTAAAATTAGATCTGTTACATCCGAGGGAAGGGTATCCTCTTTTAGTGATCCTTTTCGTCTTTTAAGTGGTCAAATTTTTGACTCAATAACTGGAGCAGGTTTCATAACAGGAGGGGGTCCTTCTGGTACCTCTGGTTCTTCTGGTACTTCTGGTTCCTCTGGTACTTCTGGTTCCTCTGGTACTTCTGGTTCCTCTGGTACTTCTGGTTCCTCTGGTACTTCTGGTTCCTCTGGTACTTCTGGTTCCTCTGGTACTTCTGGTTCTTCAGGATCTTCTGGTACCTCTGGATCTTCTGGTACCTCTGGATCTTCTGGTACCTCTGGATCTTCTGGTACCTCTGGATCTTCTGGTAGTTCGGGCACTTCTGGTAGTTCGGGCACTTCTGGTAGTTCGGGCACTTCTGGATCTTCTGGTACTTCGGGTTCCTCTGGTACTTCTGGTTCCTCTGGTACCTCTGGATCTTCTGGTAGTTCGGGCACTTCTGGTAGTTCGGGCACTTCTGGTTCTTCAGGTTCTTCTGGTACTTCGGGCTCCTCTGGTACTTCTGGT